AGCACAAGAACATAATGGCCATAAAACGTTTCGAACGTCAAGCGATGACTCGAAGGTCTCTATTTGCACTGCCGCTGGTTGCAGTGATACCGGCCGTCGCTAAGCGAAATCCCAATCCACGCCAGTTTTACCACTCGAAGCTCGGGGACTTCGGCAAGGTCTACTTGAACGGCGCGGAGGTTCCGCATGCGGTGTGGTGTTCCATTAAACATGGGTCCGTAGGCCGCTATGTGACGAATCCGGACGGCAGCTTCTGGATTGACCAGAAGGGCGGCAGAGCGAGCGTCCGAGAGGTAACGGAATTTGGCCGCGTGGAGTTTTATCCCCGCGAGGCTGGCGGATGACCGATACCTACGAATTCCAGGAGCGCGTCGCAATCCTAATGGAATCCTGCGGCTACACCGAGCCTAAAGCAATCACCGCCGCACAGCGCCAGTCTCGAGAGTCCGAATCCCGCCGCATGATCCAGGAATATGGCCGGTAGACCCCGCAAATCAATCGCGCAGAAAGCCGCTGACGGCGACACACGCAAGCTCGGCGCCCTGCGCCACCAGGAAGCCATCGATGCTGCGTTCGTCGCTCGCCGCGGCCGCCCACCGCTGCCGCATTCTCTCCAGGAAATCGAGCTTGACCGCAAAGCCAGCGCTAAGCAGATGGCCGCCGAGCTTCGCCGGGAGCGCGCACGAGTCCATTACGGATACCTCGTTGACCAGCTCGAGGCTGATGGGCTGCTCTGCCCAGCTGACAACGGAATCCTCGAGGGTATGGCTTGGACCTACGCCTCCCAAATGGAATGCTACGAGGCCGGCGAGTTTGGCAAGGCACTCGAGCTGAATAAGCGGTATGCGCAAGACACAAACCTCGTGGGTCTGAATGAATCGGCACGCGCGAGAATCCCCAAGCCAACGAATCCGCAGATGACAGCAATGGACCTCGGGCTCGCCGATGGCCTGCCCGACGAAGATCAGCCTTCGATTCAGTGAACCCACATGCAAAGCTCGATATCTGCGCGTGGTGCTCGCGGCCTACCTGGTGCCAGCCACGGCAGCATCCTTCGCGTGGCCCGCTTCCTCAGTGCTACGGCTGCTTGGCCTGTAACCATTTGAAAGTAACCCTCAAATCCGTAGGCTACGTGGCTCTTCCGTGGATGCTCGCCGCGGCTCGCTCGCTCTTCGGAGCGGTTGAAGTGGACACGGGGCTCCGTCAGTACCGCAAAGCCTACATCTCAATGGCCAAGAAGAACGGCAAATCCTTCTTCGTTGGCTGGATGCCGCTCTTTCATTTGCAACACGAGCCAGAGTGGTTCGACCCGGACCCGCGGGTAGTCGGTGCCGCCACCACGCGCAAGCAGGCATCGGAAGTATTCGACTCGGCGACGTTCCTAATCAATCGCAATCCTGAGCTGCAAGCGACCTTCGAGGTAATCAAATCCTCAAAGACTATCTTCCACCGTCGAAAGCGCACCCGCTACGAGGTTCTCTCGGCCGACGGTGACCGCAATGACGGGCTACGGCGCTCGCTCGGTATCGCTGACGAGATTCACCGCTTCCGCTCCCCCAAGGAAGAGGGCGTCCTTGATGCGGTTGAGCGAGGCTCCCGCGGCCGCAAGCAGCCGCTGTACGTCAAGATCACCACAGCAGGTGATCCGACGGAATCAAAGCTCTGGCTCGGTGAGTATAACTATGCCAAGGGTGTCTTAGACGGCACCATCAAGGATTCGCGTTATTACGCGCTGATATACGAGGCCGATCCAGAGAAGCTTAAGAGCGACCCGGAGTACTGGAAGTCGAAAGAAGCTCGCCTTGCTGGCAACCCTTCGCACGAGGATCTTGGCGGATTCATCACCGATGAAGAGCTACGTGCCGACCTCGAGCAGGCTATCCAGATCCCGACCGAGCAACGGAAGTATTGGCGCTTCACGCTCAATGCGATGTCGGAGAGCGAAGCCAAGCTCTTCGCCGCTAATGACTGGGCCGCGTGCTCCGCCGCACCCAAGCCGTTCACCGACCGCTCCTGCTTCGCCGGCCTTGACCTCTCCTCCACGACCGACCTAACGGCGCTCCTGTTTGTGTTCCCGGACGGCGAGTCTATCGACGTGCTGCCGTTCTTCTTCGCCCCCAAGGACCGCGTTCCGGCCATCGCGAAGATGCTCGGCCCAATGGGCTCAACGTTCCGCCGCTGGGTTGCCGATGGGCTCATTGAGACGACCGATGGAAATGCGGTTGACTACGAAGCCATCGCCAAGAAGCTCGAGTGGGCTCGCAAGAACTTTCGCGTGCTAGAGATTGACTACGATCCGTGGAATGCCACGCAGTTGATGCAGCAGATGACCGACGCGGGCTGGCCATGCGTGAAGATTCCGCAGGGTACGCACCTCTCTGGCTCCATCAAGCACCTCCAGAAGCTCGTTCTCGAGGGCAAGGTTCGCCACGGTGGGCATGAAGTGCTCGCCTGGATGGCATCCTGCGCCAAGGCGCACCAAGATCCGAACGAGAACTTCCGGCTGATAAAATCATCGCGCAACATCGAAATCACTCGAATTGACGGCATCGCCGCGCTGCTCAATGCTCTCTCGAGAGCGATGGTGGTTACACCCAAGATTTCCGTCTACGCCAACGGCGCGGGGATGTAGGCGTATTCTGCGAGATTTCATATTTCTATTCGGCGCTTCAGCCATGGTCTACGGCATTTACTCCATTTATCCGCCCGCTGCCTGGATCTTCGCTGGCGCGTCTGCCGCCGGCATCGCCTATTTCACGACGCCAACCGAGCCCGCCAAGGAAGATGAACAGCCTACTAAGTAAGCTCCGCGCGGGCATCGAGCGCAAAACCGTCACCGTTGGTGCATTCACCAATCTGGGCGGCCCAGAGTGGGACAAGTACATCCGCACGACCGGATATGGCCAGTATTACGGCTATGGGATGGGGATCGACCGGGCCTTTTGCCTCTCAGCGTTCCTAACCGTCATCAAGATTATCAGCGAGGATACCGGCTCGCTTCCGCTTTTCATCAACCGCCGCCGCCGCGGTAAGACCGATATCGATCCGACGCACCCGCTCTATCGCCTCCTGCACGACTCGCCGAACCCGGATATGACCGCGCTGTCGGCCCGCGAAGCCGTGACGGCACATGCGCTCACTAGCGGCAGGGGTTATATGCGCGCAGAGCGTAGCCGCTTCGACTCGAGCCGCATCATCGCCCTCTGGCCGATGGATCCGCAGCAGTTGATGCGCGAAGTGGACAAATCCGGCCGCGTCGTGTTCGTTGAGGCTGGCGTTGGCGGGAAAACGTACACCCGCAAGGAAATCTTCGAGCTGATCGGCTTCGGAACGGACGGCATCAATGGCCTCGATATGCTCCGCTATCTGCGCGAGCAGATCGGCCTCGGCATCTCGCAGCAGGAATTTGCCGCTCGCTTCTTCACCCAGCAGCAGATTCCGCCATTGGTGCTCGAGCATCCGCTAACAACCGACACAGCCGGCGTCAAAAAGGCATGGGCAGACGCTCACAAGGGTAACGCGAATTGGCATACTCCGGCCGTACTCCAGGAGGGCATGAAAGCCAGCCTGTTGCAGTACGACATGTCGAAGACGCAACTCGCCGAGCAGAGAAGCTTCCAGCTCGTTGAAGTTTGCCGGCCATTTCGGATGCCGCCGCACAAACTCGGCGAGATGGGGCGTGCGACGTGGGGCAATATGTCCGCGCTCGACGTTAAGTATTACAACGAATGCCTGCGGCCGTGGCTGGTTCGCTGGGAGCAAGGTATCAACCATTGGCTGCTTGGGGATGAACACCCGGAATGGTACGCCGAGCACGAGATTGCCGGCATGTTGCGCGGAGATTTCACTCAGCAAACGGAAGGATTCCGCACGCTGCTCGCGACCGGCGTCCACAGCATCAACGAAGTGCGCGGCTACATGAATCTGAACTCGATTGATGGCGGCGACGAGCACTTTATCCAAATCAACCAGGGCACCGTTCAAAACGTGGCGAAGGGCATGGCCCAGGAAGCGCCAGTGAACGTTGGAGGTGACGAATGAGGGATGTTAAGGACTTCGGTCTGGAAATCAAATCCATAGCGGAGGACGGAACCTTCGAGGGCTGGCTCTCTGTCTATGACGTGGTCGACCAGGGTAGCGATATTGTGCGACCTGGCGCCTTCACTAAGACCATCAATGAGAGCGGCGGTAGCGTACCGATGCTCTGGCAGCACAACACCCATGAGCCGATCGGGATGCTGCGTCTTTTCGACAAGCCGGAGGGGCTCTGGGTAAAGGGCGAGTTGATCCTTGAAATCCAACGCGCCAAGGAAGCCTACGCAGCCATCAAAAAAGGCGTCGTTAAGGGGCTCTCGATTGGCTACAAGGCCATCGAAGGTAAGGTCAAGATGGTTGGCGGCATCAGAAACCTTTTCGAACTAAAAGTCTTCGAGGGGAGTATCGTCACTTTCCCAATGCTACCGGACGCGATGATTCACTCCGTCAAAGCCGGCCGCCGACATAGCGCGGCCACTCTGGCCGCTATCGAAGAAGCAATTTCTAAACTTCAGGCACTACGCGAGCAAGGATCGGAGAGCACTTCGGAAGAAGCCGCGCCACTTGCCGTGGAAGCCGCCGACAAAAGCATCGAGCCGGAAGCCGTCCACTCGCTGTTGAAAGGACTCAAGAGCGATCTTGTGTCAGCGATCAGGGCTAAATAGCCACCAAATTCAACCCGAAAGGCACTAATTCAATGGAAATGAAAGACATTCAATCCGCAGTGGATGGCATCAAGTCCGAAACCATCGCCGCGATCGACGCAGCCAAGTCCGAATGGAAGAAGTACTCCGAGAAGCTCGAAGCGCAAGGCGCCGACTCAGCTGACGTAAAGACGCAGCTTGAGCGCGCGATCAAACGCCTCGATGGCATCGAAGCGGAGTGGACCCGCAAGGCTGCCGACATCGAAAAGTCGATGGAAAAGAAGTCTCTCGGCGAGCTTTTCACCGACTCCGACATCTTCAAGCAATTCAAGACGGTGGGCCGCGGCACCTTCGTCTACAATGTCCCCGGCAAGAGCTTCTTCCCGCATGAGCTGGCCAACGGCCCGGTGCCGGAGTTCAAGACCACCATCACCTCGGCGACGGTGGGCTCCTCGACCCCAGGCATCCTGCTCCCCGAGCGCATGGCTGGCATTGTCAAGCCCGGTGTTCGCTCCCTGCGCGTGCGCGATCTCATGAACCGGATGTCCACCGACAACAATGCGGTTGAGTGGGTGAAAGAGAACGCCTTCACCAACAATGCCTCGCCCACGGCGGAAACGATCTCGAAGCCGGAATCGGCCCTGACGTTCACCATCGACAGCGCGACCGTCAAGACCGTGGCCCACTGGATTCCGTTGGCCAAGCAGGTTGTTGACGATTTCGCTCAGCTTCAGGGCTACGTGAATACGCGGCTCATCGAGGGCTTGAAGGACGTCGAGGACAACGAGCTTATCTCGGGCTCCGGCTCCGGCAACCACCTCTCCGGCCTCTCAATTGAGGCGACCGCTTACGACACGGCTCGCACCGTCGCCAGCGACACTTATATCGACAAAATCAACCACGCCATCTCGCAGGTTGAGGATGTGCTCCAGCGCGCCGACGGCATCATCCTGCACCCGCGCGACTGGCGCGCCATCCAGTTGACCAAGGAAGATGTGAATGGTGCCAATACCGGGCACTACCTGCTCGGCGGCCCGCAAGGCACGACCTCGCCGGTTCTGTGGGGCCTGCCGGTTGCGACCACGACTGCCGTTACCCGCGGCACGTTCTACGTTGGCAACTTCATGCAGTACTGCACGGTGTATGACCGCATGGCGGCCCGCATCGACATCAGCACCGAGCACGCGGACTACTTCATCCGCAACATGATCGCGATCCGAGCTGAGGAGCGCCTGACCTTCACGGTCACGCGAGCCGATGCCGTGGTCTACGGCGCGTTCTAATCTCCCAAGTCGCCAATAGGGGCCGGTCATCTCCCGCCGGCCCCACCCCCTTCAAACCATGAAATACAAAGCTCTTCGAACCATCTACGGCGACTTCGGCCAACAGCATCCAGGCTCCGTGTTTGAGGTTCCCGATCACCAGGCCAAGGACATGCGAAAGCTCGAGGAATCCGGCATCGTCATGCGCTACCGCCCACCCGTGGACCGCAAGGCTTACACCGTTTACCAAAACAAGGCGCTTCAGCCGCCGCTAAACAAGGGGGCAAAATGAAGCTCGCGCTACTTCTACTGTTTTCCACCATCGCCTTCGCCCAATCAAGCAAGGGTACCTTCGGCTACGAGAAGGAAACCTCGCTCAGTGGCGCAGCCGAGACCGTTACCCTGCATCTGCCGACCGGCAGCACCAGAACAGCGAAGCTCGTTGGCGCTACGGTGTACTGCTCGGTAGTCTGCACGGCCACACTGAAGCGCGATGGAACCGCGCCCACTACGACGGCGGGCACCGCGGTAAAACTGAACACCGCAAGCGACGCCGCTTCGGTTGTGCCGTACCACACATCCAATGTCGGTACGAGCACGGCGATCAAAATCTACAACATCGCTGCCGGTGAGGAAAAGGTGATCGACCTCTCGGACAAGGGCCTGCTTGCTGCTGAAAACGTCACGCTCGTAACAAGTTCCATCACTGGCACCGCTCGCATCTACTTTCAGTGGCGCGAATACTAACTTGACTGAGCCCATCATCATCACCGCGCCCACGATTCCAGTGGCGTCTGTTGACGTGATCAAATCGCACCTGCGCATTGACCACGACGACGAGGATACGCTGCTCGAATCCTATGCCTCGGCGGCAACGATGCAGTTCTCTCGCCGCACCGGCCGGGTTCCCTACGAGACCGAGCTGGAGATTGCCATGGATTACTTCCCATGGTGCGCGATCCGGCTGCCATGGGCAATGCCGCTTATCTCGATAACCAGCGTCAAATACAAGGACAGCGTCGGCGTAGATACAACCTGGGGCTCGAGCAACTACGTTTCCGACCCCTACGATGGGCGCCTAGCTCCTGCTTATGGCGTCACCTGGCCATCTTTCACGCCATATCCGCTTAGCGCAGTGCGAATCCGGTACAAAGCCGGCCTTGCCGTCACTTCGCCGCAGGTTTACGTTGAGGCCGCTGTTCAGTTGTGCATTCTTCACCTCGTAGGCGCACTCTATGAGAATCGCGAGTCCGTTGTGGTATCCAACCGCTCCTCCGTCGAGCTTTTCTCGCAAAACCCTGTCTCGGAAGCCCTATACGGCCTCTTGAAACAGAATCATGCCTACTGATCTTCCGTTAGTTTCAGCCATTATGCCCACGCGCGCCCGTCACGGCTGGGC